TCAAAATCTATTAGCGATATAAATCAATTTAAGAATATTGTTGCTAGGAATACAGCACTATTTAAAGTCACTAATAAGACTCAAAATCGCGTGAGTGATGGGCAAGCTTTCAATGTGACTGGTAATATTTGGATTACGAATTACCATAATGTATCCAAGATAAATTACACTGATGAAATTTGGCTAGATTTAATTAGGAGTAATGCTATTGGGGTTAACAATAATATTTCATGCCGTTTGGATCCATCTATGTACAAGCAAATTAGAAATACAGATTTAGTGATTCTTGAGCTATTATGTTGTCCCCCTGGCAGAGATATGTTAAAGTATGTGCCCGAAAAAGCAATTGTGGGAGTGCATGAAGGAATTTATGTTTCACGAACTAAAAATGGAAGTATTGAATTTAAAGAAGTTTCCAATTTGAAAACTCATAATTCAGTGAGTTTTACCGGTTGTGAAACTGCACATGGTTACCTAAGTGTGCCAAAAGGGGAGGACACTGTAAGTGGAGATAGTGGTTCAATTTTGATAATAAAATCTCCACAAGGCCCTATTTTGGCTGGTTTACACCAAGCTGGTGCCCCTAAAATGTGTGTTGCTATTGGTTTCACTATTGATGATTTCCCCCAGTATGAGATTTCAGAAGGAGACCTAAACTTAAATGTTCAAGGGTATGAGAAGAAATTGGGAGATTTACACCCAAAGAGTGTTCCACGTTGGGTGGAGCAAGGCAATTGTAATGTCTACGGTACCATAATTGGATTTAGACCTAAACCCAAAAGTTTGGTTAAGCCATCATTTATATGTGATGTTGCAATGAAATATGGTTATGAATTGAAACAAGGACCTCCCGTGATGGGTGGTTGGGAACCGTGGCATATAGCATTTAAACCTATGGTAAATATGCCTAAAAACTTCATGATCCATGAAGTGCGAGCCTGCACTGATGCGTTTATTCGAGATTTGAGTGTATTACAGTTGAAGTTGGGTATATTAACTGATTTCGAGTCTGTGAACGGTATACCAGGAGTTAAATATATCGATGGTATCAACAGAAATTCTAGTATGGGTTTTCCTTGGTGTAAATCAAAAAAGAATTTTCTTTTTGCTTCACCGTCGGAAGAATATCCTGACGGAGTAAATTTCCCTGACGAGATATGGTCTATGACTAATGGTATTATTAAAACATATTTAGCTGGTAAAACAGCTAAACCAATGTTCACAGCTCATCTTAAGGATGAACCTAGACCATTTAAAAAGATAGATGAAAA